GGAACCGCCAGCCACTCATTCATGGCATCGACCGTATCAAAGATATACGCCGTGTTCTTGCCCTCAGCTATACGTCTTACGACAGCCAACTCGCTCTCGACATCGCTAAGTCTTTCCTTTATATTATTGATCTCTCGCTCTAACTTATCATAATTATCCTCCTGATCTATAGCGTCGCCGATGGACATATAAACCTCGTTAGTGAGCTTATTATAAGTAATACGGGCTACTTTCTGATAAGAAGTCTTATATGTACTCGCCCCCTTACTGGTATTGCAGATAAAATCATATGTATTTTGATATACGACAGATCCACCGGTATTGATGAAATTATATCCATCTTGGCTCATCGTACCTCCCTTGTATCCAACAAGTTCAAAAGAACATTTACCCGTACCTTTAGATCCAAACCATGTAGCGTAGGCCATGAAATACGTCTCTTCAGGTAGGATATCATAATATTTAGCCCTTAAATCCTTCACCGACATCCAAACACATTCCTTACCAGAACCGGTATTATCACCACCCCATTTAAGAACTTCTCTAACAGAGCTATCTCCATTTCCGGGGCCAGACCAACCTACAGCAAGATTATCTATGGTGGGAACATTAGAATTAAGGGCTTCCGTCATCGTGTCCAAGTCCCTTCCGGAACTTGATTCCCATAAATATCTGAACGTCACAAAATCAACATCCCCGATCTTAATGCCTCCAGTATTACTAGGATATGTCTTTGTGACTAACTCATAATACCATTTACCATCACGGAAAGTAGCCCTTATCCTCTCTACTTGCTTGGGGGATATAGAGACATATGATCCGCCAACGGAAACGTTATCGCCATCAACCGCACGGGAAGTCCCATCCTTTGGGTCCTCAGGATCTACGGGGGTGTAGATCGTAGCCTGTTTATCTCCGGTATTGATAATAACTATATAATAGCTATCCCCGTCAAGACCCTCATCATGAGCCATGGTGACAAAACCTTGCTCGCTATCCGGTCTCCATTCAACGACAACCATATGCTTATCCATAGGTATACCGGAAACGCTGTTAACGTAATTGGTTGACGACATGAAAACAGCATGGTCATCATAAGCCTCATCCACACGTTGATGCTTAGTAGCCAATCCGTCAAGACGTGATATCTCAATGGGGTCAGTTACCTCGACCCCATTATAATCATACCACTTATATCCGATCATCGTATTCTCACGACGATATTTCCTTTTCCTTATGACCTCACCGCCGGCTAGGGCGTCAATCATATAATAATCATTACATACCTTAACCATAGCCTTGATATTAACAGGTTTGACATAAACAAGCCACGATAGTAGCGCCATCAGGGATGGAGGTCAGCGTAGTCCCTACCGGGTAGGTCGGGGAGGATGACTCCATCACCATCAACGACATCCGCTCTACGACCATATCGTTATCCACCAACCTGCTTCCCTCTACATAGAACCGGCCATCGGCCGCCTCATAGCACTCGCGCACCGGGACCATATGTCTTTGGCTCTTATCCGCGTAATCACAGATCGTGACCTTAGCCCCCTCTGGAATAGAGTTAAGCTCATCTCCAGCATGATAATCAGGATGATCAGAGTACACGACATACAATATGGACTTAATATCCTGTAACGCCGGATTGATCGTCCTGAATCCCTTTAAATGAATTTTATGACCACCAACCTCATAGCAGTCATCTACCTCCATGATATTAAGGTCACAGCTGATAACCGTCCAGCCGTTAATAACCGTCTGCGTAGGGGTAGTATTGATAGGATGATCGGGGTCGGTAGACTCAACGATCTTATAGTCGAAAGTCCTTACATCCAGATTTCCGTTCAACGACTCCTGTCTCCTGATCTTCACCGTACCCTTTCCGGTATCATAACAAGTCTCCGTGGTATCGATAAGTCGATCCATATAATCCGGCTCCTCGCACTCGATACGGGCGAAATTGGATGGCAAAGAGGTATATTGAGTACCAACATGGATATCATTATCTGTAGAACTCAATACATGATGATTATACGACCTAACATGATTTAAAGGGTTGATAACGTAAGTGGATTTAATCCTTACCGATCCTCCCGGTGTCGAGTAACATTCTACCGCATTTCTGGTAATACGATCATCCAACCTTTCTAGAGCACACCTTTCACGGATAAAATCCGCAGGGATATTATTTATCCTATTTCCTAGCCCATACCTATTATCAGACGAGTCCACAATCTCCCAGAACTGGTTTCTTTTCCCAAGATCACCGTCATAAGACACCACATGTCTCATACGCACGCTTCCGGCTGATGTCTTGTAACACTCCTCGATATCAATAGGCATCCTATCTTCCATATCCGTGAAATCACAAGACACCAAAGAGAATCCGTCCGGGAGG